GGCTACAACATCATCGATGTGATGATGGAGACCCTCGGCACCGCGATCGCTCAGGATCGTTTCGCCGCGACGTTCTACGCGAATGGGGCGAGCCCTTCCGGCACTTACGAGCACCCGAACACCCTCAGCGACCCGGCCTACACCCGGCTGAAGGCCTCGCTCGAGGAGGGCCACACCGGCGTCATGAACCGCCACCGCGCGCTCATCCTCGAGGAGGGGATGAAGTGGTCCCAGGTCAGCGTGAGCCCGCGGGATTCGCAGGCGATCGAGACCAAGCAGTACAGCGCCGTCGAGATCGCGCGCTTCATGCGTGTGCCCGCCTCGGAGATCGACGCCGCCGGCGGCAAGGACAGCCTGACCTACTCGACGCTCGAGCAGGATGATCGCCGGTATCTCCGGCGCACGCTCCAGCCATGGGGCAACCGTCTCGAACGCGAATGCAACCGGAAGCTGTTCTCGCCGGCGCAGCGGGGCCGGTTCTTCGTCGCGCTCACGTTCGACGCGCTGATGCGAGGCGACACGAAAGCGGAAGCCGAGGCCGACTTCCTGGCCACGGGCAAGCGCGGATGGGCGACACCGAACGACATTCGTCGGAAGAAGCACCTTCCGCCGGCGCCGGATGGCGACGGCCTGCAGGCGACACCGGCACTCGATACGACGCATCCGACCGGCGAGGATCCGGGGCTGGCCGCGGGTGGGACGACCTCGAAGTCGGCGCGCGCCGTCGAAGCTCTCCGCGGCGTCTTCCACGATTCCGCCGAGCGGGCGTTGCGGCGCGAGGTGAAGGCCCTGGAGCGCGCGCTCCCGAAGCTGTCGGAATCGCGGGCGAGCCTCGAAACGTGGGCGGGACCGTTCTACGCCGACTTCCGCCAGCACGCGGCGCGGTCCTACCTTGTCGCCGTCCGCGCGCTCCTGGTCGCGGCCGAGCTCGAGGGCGACGCGGAAGCTATCGCCAAGGGCATCGCCGAGCGGCATGCCGTCGAGTCGATCAAGGCGCTCCGGTCCGGGGCCGCCTCGGGAAGAGATTTCGCGGCGTGGTTGGCTCGCGCCGATTGGATCGCTGATACCGAAATCGCCCGCCTCGTGGGCGTGGAGAACGACGATGCTGCATAGGGAATCGAGGATTGTCACCGCGGAAGTCCGCCTCGCGAAGCGCGCCGACGGGAAGACCGTGATCCGCGGCCATTCCGCGCTCTTCAACGTGTTCTCTGAGATGATGTGGGGTTTCCGCGAGCAGATCGCTCCCGGAGCGTTCTCGGATTGCATCGGGCCCGACGCCGACGTCTGCAGTCTGTTCAACCACGAGCCCGACAACGTGCTCGGCCGGACCCCGCGCACGCTCACGCTCTCGGAGGACAACACCGGTCTGATGATGGAGACCGACCCGGCCGACACCCAGTGCGCCCGGGATTGCGTCACCCTCATCGACCGCGGCGACGTCAAGGGGCAGTCGTTCTCGTTTTCGATGGACTACGATGACAACGCCGCGGAGACCTGGGATTACGAAGGTGACATCGTCACCCGGACGATCCGGAAGATCTCCCGCCTCTGGGATGTGGGCCCGGTGACGTTCCCGGCCTACCCGACGACGGACGTCGCCGTCGCCCAGCGGATGCTGGTACCGGATGATCTGAAGCGCCGCGCGGAGAGCTTCCGGAAGTCGATCGAGAAGGAAGGCCGCTCGGTGGACTTCGCGCGCCGCCGGCTGGCTTTCACCGGTAGGTAGTTGACAACGCGCGGGGTGGCCCCTACTCTGCGCTCGAAATCGACGACGCGACCGAGGACGCCGAAGCGGCCAAGGGCGCGAACGTAACGTAGCGAGGCGACCGCCGAGACGGGCGCGGACCTACCAGACGCCAGAAAACCGGCGTCGGTGGCTCGCGCCCTTTTCATTTCCGCGACTCCGACGCCCCGGAGGACGCGGATCATGAAAGACAGGCAGAAGAGGCTCCGAGAGAAGCTGGCCGAGACGACCGCCCAGATGCGGTCGATCCTCGAGACGGCCGAGAAGGAAGGCCGAGCCAAGCTCAACAGCGAAGAAGAGGGGCGGTACGTCAAGGCCGAGGCCGACGTCACCGAGCTCGAGGGGGCGATCACGCGCGAGATCGAGCTCGAGAAGCGCGAGGACGCGATCGGCCAGACGGTCAACCCCCATGAGGCCGGACGCGAGGAACGCACCGACCCGAAGCCCAAGGGCGGGACTCCGGCGGAAGCCGGCGAGATCCGCGGGATGCCCGAGACGCGCGACAAGCGCTTCGAGAATTTCCACCAACGGCTCGCGACGCTCCCGGAGGCTCACCGCGCCGGTATCCTCCGCCGCGCATCCGACGAGTACCGCGCGGCCTTCCGATCGGCGCTCGCGGTCGGGATGCGCGAGCTCGCTCCGGGCGAGAAGCGCGCGCTCCAGGCCGACGCCGACATTTCCGGAGGAACGCTCGTCGCGCCCATTCAATTCGTCGCCCAGCTTCTGAAGTTCGTGGACGACCAGGTCTTCCTGCGGAAGCTGGGGACCGTCTGGCCGGGCATCAACGCGCAGAGCATGGGCGTGCCCACGCTCGACGCCGACCCGGCGGATTTCGACTGGACCTCGGAGCTCGGGACGGGCAGCGAAGACAGCACGATGGCCACGGGTCGGCGCGAGTTGAAGCCCCACCCGCTCGCCAAGCGCATCAAGGTCTCGAACAAGCTGCTCCGGATCTCGGTGCTCGACGCCGAGACGCTCGTCCGCCAGCGCCTCGGGTACAAGATCGCCATCTCGCAGGAGAAGGCGTTCATCTCCGGAAGCGGAGCGGAGCAGCCGCTCGGCGTCTTCACGGCCTCGAGCGACGGGATTCCGACCACGCGCGACGTCGTCACGGGAAGCGCGACGGCGCTGACCGCAGACGGTCTCTTCGACGCGTTCTACACGTTGAAGGCGGCCTACATGGCGAACGCCACGTGGCTCTTCCACCGCGACGCGATCCGGCAGATCCGGAAGCTGAAGGACACGACGAATAACTACCTCTGGCAGCCGTCCCTTGGCTCGCTGCAGGCGCCTTCCTCGCTCGCGAATGGCCAGCCGTCGACGATCCTCGATCGACCGTTCGTCATGAGCGAGTACGTTCCGAACACGTTCACCACCGGACTCTACGTCGGCCTCGTGGGTGACTTCTCGTTCTACTGGATCGCGGATTCGCTCGAGATGACGATCCAGCGGCTCGTCGAGCTCTACGCGGAAACGAATCAGACCGGGTTCATCAGCCGGATGGAAACCGACGGCGCTCCCGTTCTCGCCGAGGCCTTCGTCCGCATCAAGACCTCGTAACCGAAACCGAAACGGGAAAGGAGAAGTATCGATGAATCTCGTCAAGGAAAGCAAAGTCACGCTGGCGCTCAACCAGAGCCCGGTCGGGACGACGACGTTGGCCGGGTCGACCCTCGACACGTCCGGTTTCGACGGCGTCATGTTCATCGCGACGTTCGGAACCGTGACCGACGGGACGCCTGGCCTGAAGTGCCAACAGGGGGCGCTCGTCGGAGGCGGTGACGCGGCCGATATCGCCGGGTCGCTCACCTCGCCGGCCGTCTCGAACTCGGTCGTGGTCCTCGACATCTTCCGGCCGACGAACCGGTACGTCACGCCGGTCGTCCTGCGCGGAGGCGCGACGGGTTCGATCGTCGGATCCGTCGTCGCGATCATGTACAAGGGCAGCAAGGCGCCCACGACCCAGCCGGTCTCCGTGGCTGTGGCGAAGCAGCTCGTCTCGCCGGCACTCGGCACTCCGTAATCGGATCGTCTTTCCCTCGGGGCAGGGCTTCGGCTCTGCCCCGAGCTGGAGATCTCCATGAAAGTTCTTCTCAAGGCCGGATACCACTCTCCGACGCGCAACCACGGGCCCGGGGACGTGATCGAGGTCGGCGAGGATGAAGGTAAGCAGCTGATCGACGGCAACTACGCCGAGGCGGTCGCGCCCGTCGTCGAGGACGCCGGCGTCGTCGATCGCGACGACGAAGAGGAGCGGCCCGCGGACGTCGAGAACACGGGCTCGAAGCATGCGGTGGAAACGACGGATAGCGTGCGGGGCAAGAA